GTATTCGTAATAACCTAAATTGTCTGGCGGATAAGATTTGCAACGCTCTACTAAATCATTAAGCACCGTACTAAATCCATCACCTGCGTTACTTGTCATTAAAGTCATTGCATTAGGTCCAGCCCTAGTTACTGGTAATGCAGCTGTATAAGCTTCTGGTGTCCATTCACGTAACTCATCAATATACAATAATCCATCGACCGACTTACCTCTAGGCGCATCCCTAGTGGCCGCTGCTATTTCGTAGCGTGCGCCACTTTTTAATGTGATTGATTCTTGACCATTAGCAAGGCGTATTTGTCTCACTTGTTTTAATAAAAATTCATTATCTTGTATTGTGTAAGCAACTTGCCTAAATGTATCTAATGCCATATTACGGTTAGAAGACATACCCAGCACGTTCTTAGATCCCCATAGGAAGAGATGCGACAGTATAAGCATGCGTGCTAGGTGCGTCTTGCCATTTTGACGTGCTACAAGTATTAAAGCTGTTTTTTTACGCCAATTCTGTGCATCATCTACAGCTAGTAGATCATCTAGTACCCAGCGTTGCCAGGGTATAAGCGGTAAGCCAATTTTTACAGCTAGATCTGCTACTTCTTGTGATTTAGATAATCCTTTTAATAAAGGCGTGTGGATTCTAGGCTCAGTGCTGCCAATTAGCCCGACCCCTCGTAAGGGTTGTTTTACTTCCGTATCATTCTGCATCAAAGTTAAGCGTATCAGGTTTAATAAATGGTGAGTCTGGCACTGTTCGCACCGTCTCAGGGAGAGAACGTTGTGAAAAGACAGGGGGGGTCGCCTTGTGGCTAAAAAAACGACCACCTTTAGAGCTGTTACATGACTTGCACAGTACCTGTAAGTTATCGCTAGCCCACATGTCGCCACCTTTTACACGTGGAATGATGTGATCTACTGTGTCACCTGGCTTACCACACTGCACACACTGCCAACCATCTCGGTCAAGTATGGTAATGCGTAGTTTCTTCCATTTACCTGTTCCTATATCTTTTTTACTCAATACCAGCCCTTAATCTTATGATGTGCTAATGCTTTACAAGGTGATCCTGAATACCTATGCTCAATATAACGCAAGCCACGATCTATTTGCCTAAACGGATTGGGCTCTTTTAAGTTAAGTAATTGTGGTATACCTGCTGCACTTGATTTAGGGTTTTTAGCCTTGTAATTCCATCTACTCTCTAAATGCCACAGCTCTTCTATGCAGTAATACTCATCAACATCATTTAATTGTATGAATGTATATTGCTTGTAATGCTGTGTTTTGTATTGACTATAGGCAACGGAATAATCTTTTAACAAGCAAGTAAATGCCAAGATACATAGAGCCTGCCAAACTCTGCGCCTTCCGAGCCTTGCCCTTGGCGGCTCAGCTTTTCTACTTAAGGTAGAACGCTTTTTAGGGTACATTACTATGTCAAGTAGGGCTATGCGCATTTGCAAACTCCGTCTCAATATGTGGACTGTGATATGCAACACATTATACGTAAATCATCTGTATTTATCCATGTTTCATCATATCCAGCATCCATTAAATACCTCTTTTTTCACGCCAGCGTGGACAATCCACACAATTTGTAGATTTATAATAATTACATTTTTTACAAGCAGCTACAAGATTTGATGGGAAATCATGACCACCTAAATGCTTAGGCAATACATGATCTACTTCCTGTGCAATTTCACCACAATACACACAAGTCCAATTATCCCTAGCCATTACCATTTTGCGAATCATGTTATATGGTGGTTTTTTAGGATACACATTCTTTTTTTGCTTGAAATTGTCAAGCCTTACTATAAGTTTTAGTTTCTTTTTGTGCCTACCTAATCCAAGCCTCAATTTATGAGCTCTTTGATTTATAGCGTGATGAGATCTGTTTAATTCTTTAGCAATCCAGACAGCACCTTTTTCATTATTTTTAATTAAGAATTGTTCTTCTATTAGTGTCCAAGGTTTATGGTTTGCATTCATTACTTAGCCCCTATCAATGCACAAGTGTGGCAACTACTACCTAGAAATTGCCATCCACCACACTGCTTGCACCTATCTAAGTTACTGTCTGGTATATGTAAAGCCTCAGCTATATTCTTAACACCAACACAGCCACAGTCCATACACTGATAAGCCTTAAATCCTTCGGGCGTATCTAACTGATCGAGCCATAAGAACTCGGTCTTACGATCACAGCCATTACACTTAAATTTAGTGTACATGTGATAAAATCCCCTTTCTTATTGCCTGCAGTGGCACTGAGAACAAACCAAATACTGTCCATCATGTAATAACCTGTCATCATTACACGATACACATCTATCGGTGCTTAGGTTTAGGCTTTCTTTATCGTTTTCCATGCGTAATGTAAAGCCTGAACCATTTAATACTTCAATATATCCCATCATTCCCCCTCTCTTTTAGGAAAGAACCAAGCACCGCTGGCATCTTGTTTAGCCCAGACTGCGTGTTCTTTGATGTTATCTAAACAGACATAACCGTAATATGGTTTCTGTGTAGTTTTTGTTAGACCAGTTTTCAAGCTCATGCCTTTAGGACAACATTCTGGTGGTGCTTTCGGTGCTTTAACTGTTGCAGCTTTAACCCAGTCCTCATTACTGATAGGCAATGGCTCTGTGCGATCTACTGAAAAAGTTTCTGACCGCACTACTTTAGTCATTTCTTCTCTACTAGCACGTTTTCCTTTAGCTGCATAACCTGCATTTGCAAGCGCACGACCAATCGCGCTAGTCTCGCAATTCTCCAGCGCAGAAGTTGAATTGACACCGCGATCGCTAACGTTCTCACTAGCAAGTCCAGTCGCATACGCTTTAGCGTCGGCTTCCGTTCTAAATAATTCAGCACTAACAATGTATCTAGTGTCTGATGCCTGCTCGATCTTTGTTGCCACTCTTCCATCTGGATAATCCTTCCACCATTTTTCTAGTCGGCTTTCAACTGTTTCATAATCTGCCAGGTTAAATGCCATCATTTACTCCAAAATCATTCTCGTATTGGTCGTGCAGCTCTGAATATATTGCTGCGTAACCAATGATGTCTTTAACACTATCTTTGTGATTTGGAGTTTCTGAGAGCCTTGAGACTTTGACAAGCAGCTGCATGAGGCTGACTTGCATAGGCGATATGTAACTTCCATAGTAAGCAGACCACAACTCGCTGATCCGTTCGTGATTGCTTCTACTGCTTCCGTAAACAGATCCTCTTGCGGAGAGGATTGCTGCGCATTCATCTAATAGCTCAGTTCTGCTTGTCATAATCAAACACTGACTCATATTTTAGTTTACGAACTTTTTCATAATGTTCATTAGCTGCTCGCCAACCAGCTGATCTGCCTGACCAATACCCACGATTAAAGGCTTGATTCATTATTTTTGTTATTACGTACCAACCAATTAAATAACCCAGGATGCTATAAAGCACTAGCCAGGGTGCTGTTGTCTCTATCATGTAGCCCTACTTTCCATACCACAATTTGTGGCATAGCAATAGTGTCGCATGTGTGTATGACTTTGTGGATTATTTAGGGCGTAGTTTGTATAACGATTAGGTAACGATGTTACCCGTAATACCGCCCTAGAGCTGTAAATGAGCCATCCTTATTTATGGGCACTAACGTGGGTGTTAGCGTCTTTCCTACGGCTTCTAGTATAGCAATACCCATCTGCCAATTCGCGCTTCCATAGCGGATATAAGAGGCTTTTTTTCTATCCATTAGATTACCTACCTCAACCCCATATAAGGGTCTGTAATGGCTTCCTATGGCTTCTGTATAGGCACTCATGCCTAGTCTATGGCTATGTCCTGCTATGACCGATTTGCCCCATTTTTTAGCAAGGTTAAGGGCTGTAATACCTGCGTGCTGGCTCATGCTGCCCTCATCGCCATGTGCTAATACCCAGCCAGGATGAAACTCATAAGCTGTGCGATAGTAGTCAATGCCCATAGATGCAAAGTCCATAAACTTAGGGTATTGCAGCTCTGGTAAACCTATAAGGCCTGGTGCTTTGAGTAAAGTATTATATAAACGATCAGTGTGATTACTACGGATAACACTAGCCTTTGCACTGTACTCGGTAAGATCCCATAGTATGTCTTGACAAGCTGCACGATCTTCATTAAGAGTCTGACTATAAGCCAAAGGTGTGCCATCGGCCCACTTGCTAATTGTTTGAAAGTCGATCTCATCGCCAACACATAAAACCTCGTCAAACTTCTCACGTCTTGCCAACTTAATGACGTTCTTAACTGCCTGCTCATGCTGAAAGGGAATTTGAAGATCTGAAATTACTAGCCAACGCTTAATCTTCATCTTCTTCTGTAGGATCGATACTAGGTATGATGCCGCCATCACCAATAACCCAGTCTGGCATAGTCGCTCTATCTGATACAAAATACAAGCTACAGCTTTCACTAAAGCCAGCCTTACGTGCAGCCTTGTAAATTTCATTCATAGCAATATAATGCTGATCTAGTTTAGATAATGGCTCAGGTGATTTGCGCACAATGCGCTTATTTATCTTCTTACGTTTACGCCTTGTATCAGCCATACTACTATTGTCGCTTAACTATTAAAGAATAAAGATCATCGACACGCTGTTCTAATCTTGTTAACTGATCCTTCATGCTAGATCCACCATTAGGACGTAATTCGTTGAGCCAGCCTTTAACTAAAAAACGTAATCCTATTAGCACGCTTGTTAGCACGGCGCAACCGCCAGCTATA